CTGTGCAAACTCCTTCTTAGCCTTCTCTACACCTGAGGAATCAAACTCGCTAAAAATGTTAAGTACAACAGACATGGCTAAATGTTCCCACCGCGTCCAACTTGACGCATAACTCTCGAGACCAAGTCTTTCAACTGACCTTCAACTTCGGCTTGCTTAACTTCGTAGGCACGGTAAAGAACTCGAGAGGGCTGACCGAAACGGCGGTCTAACTGCTGTGCCAGATCACCTTTGCGTGACATGTCAAAAATGGTTGCCTGAGTGCCACCCCAACGAATACCAAACACGCCCACATTCTGTTTAAACCCGAGCCCGGTATCACGGATCTTCTTACCTGATGTAAACGCTTTGAGATTCTTACGAACCATCATCGACTGCCAGTGCATAATTTCTTTGCCTGACTTGCCCTTCCACGAATACTTCATACCCGACAACGGAGGGTCAACAGGCATACGACCATACGCCTCCTGGATCACAGGTTGCACGATTTCCTTGAAGTCCTTGGTGACCTGCCTGCGAAGCTTCTTGTCAATGTCATTCAATTCTTTAAGAGCCTCTTTGAGACCAACGACTTCCATGCCAAATTCAGCGGCCACGTTTACTCTCCTTTGCTCTCTGCTTCAGCACATCCAACATGGTGTGCAGCTCTTGTGTATCGAATGGGATTTGGTGAGGCCAGAAACCCGTCTCAACTGCTAACTCGCAGATGGTTCGGAGGTAACTGCCTCGTCCGTAGGGTTTGCAGCGTCCTCACCTACAACGTCAACGGACACAAGGCGCTTGATGTAATCATCAAAGACTGCTGGAACGGTGATGCCGCTTTGCTTTGCGCCTTCGAAGGCTAGGAAGGCGAGGTGTTCCATTGCGACACCGGAGGAAAGTTCTGAAGCGCGAATCTTGAACTTTCTCTCTAGTGCCACGATAGAGAACAGATTGGTGGTGACCTGATAGGTCTGACCGTCAGTCTGTTCGACTGCGAGTGTGATCTTCATGTTGTTTCTCCTGAAGGTTTACGGGTTTACGGTGCGGTTACGTCACGAACCCATGTGCCACCTGTGAAGGTGACCTCAACGGTGGCAAGTTCGCCCACGGTTGAGTTGATTGGGGTGAAGTCGCTGAGCATGCAGTTGGTGATGATGTACTCAGGGTTAGAGGCTGATTCCGTGGTTCCTGATGGTGAGATGGTCAACACGGTTGAACCTGTGCCCACGCATGAAGCAAGGATTGCCTCGACCTCTGAAGCGCCATAGCTGAGGAACAAAGTCATCGAGACTTCAACGGACTGAAGACCGCCAGTGAAACGGTGACCGGTGTCGCCAAAAGCGGTGGACTCAAGCGAGTCCTGACCGATGGTGAGAGTCACAGCGTTTGCCTGGTCTGAAAGGTCAGTGGTGGTTGCGCCCTGCGTGAGGTTGATTGTGCAATTTCCGAGGAATGTGGTCGTAGCCATTTTGGCTCCTTTTGGTTAGTTGCGCCGTACGGCTACGGCAACGGTTAAGTCATAGGAAGGCAAATCTTGCCCTCCGATGGATACGAGGCCCGGACGTAAATCCGTGACCGCGATGGGTGAGTTCATTATCTGATCTGAAATTTGCATCAGGTAATCGCCTGCGTCTTGGTTGCCCGGAGGCGGTGCCAAAACACGAAGTCGAAGAGTGATGTTGCCCACGTTGTATGTAAACGAGTCAACGGTGGGTAACTCAATAAGAACAGACAATGGGCGAGCGTTGCGAGGGTCTGTGATTGGCACAAGGTTCAAGGCAAGCAGCTGCGTTTTACACGCAGTCACAGCCTCATACAAGATGCCTGAAGAACTCACGCGACTTGCGCCCTGCCACAGCCCAAGAGCTGCATGATGCGGTGAAGAGTGACTGGTTGTGCAAGGTTGCCCATTCCGTCAAAGGCTCCGTATGCGTCACCGCTGGTTCCGCGTTCACGGTAAAGCGTTGCTGCATACATTGTGGTGCCCAATTCAACGTCTGGTGAAGGGACTGTGCCTTGCAGATCGGTGTAGCCAGCCTCACGGCGTTTACGGAAACACCAAGCGTTAGCAGCGCTGACGCACTTAGCCACAAAGGCCGTGTCGTTAGCGGTTGCCACGTCAATACCAAGCCACGACAACACAAGTGCTGAAGTAGTCCAAGTGATTGTCTCGGTAAACGTCAGGGTGCCAGCAAGAGCTGCATACGCCTCATCATCGGGCTGACCAGTGACCGCATACAAAACCTGATTAAGTTTCGGCACGTCATAGTTGAACTCAAGATAGCCCTGCTGGTCTTTCCCGATGTACTCCCACTCTTCAACGCTAATAACGGTGAAGGTGCCGTTGAACTTTGCGCCAGCCCCTGCGACAACGATGCTGTCACCGGGCTGAACCTCGGAAGGGGTCAGGGTCTGTACGGCCGACACATCATCAAAGTGAAAACCATGAGTGATTGTGTAAACAGACATACAGACCCTTTCCTAACTACCTAGTGATCAGGCGAATGTGAACTTGACAAACTTGGTTGGGTCAATCATCAACGCTGCAAAGTAACCGCGGAGTGCGATTGTGCGTGACAGTGTCGATGGTGACTCGATGGACATGGTGCCCTTCTGCTGTTCGAACAGTTCGTAACCCGATGCGTCACCAACGATGGCGGTGCCACTGGCGAAGTTACGGTCAACAACAACTGACAACCCGAAAGCGTTTCCGCCGTACGAGTTCACACCAAGGTCGCCGTATGCGTTCATTGGCCCAACCTGTGGGAACAACGGACGGTTAGCGGTGTCGGCAAGTGCGAGAAGGTTACGCCAGCGATCTGGTGAAACGAACAAGTGAGTCGGCAAGTTGCCGTCTGACGAGCTGAGGATTGTCGATGCAGCCTCTGCGATTTCGGCTGACCAAACTTCAGGCTTAGCCACGTCTGCGAGAGCGAACGCTTGTGTGACGCTTGCGCCTGCGACCAACTGGTCAGCGGCGTAGTTGTCGGTTGCGTTTGCGTAGATACGGCCCATGTCGTCAAGAACAACCTGCAAGATTGAAGGATCTGACCAGTCAATGTCGGCTTCGGAAATGTTTACATATCCGCCGAAGATTTGCTTGGTGACTTGGTTGTTGAAAACGACCATTGTTCCTGCGGTTGGAGCCTGCTCGCCGATGGATGCACCGATGCTTGTGTGCGTGGTGACCTCTGGACGGATGAAGACCTTGCCGCCTGCAGGCATTGCACGAACGCCGATTGCGTCAACTACTGGACGGCGTCCGATGAAGTTGTTGTAAACAGGGGAAAGGATTGGGGTAGGCAAGATGCCGGGTGTGTCGGTTGTGACGATGTCAGGTGCAGCTGCACGGAGTGCTTCTGACATTGCGCGCCACTGATCGCCACCCGAGATGGCAGCAGCGATGTACTCGACTGCTGTCGGAAGTGGGGTCTCGCGACGTGCTGCCGCGAAGATTGGTGCTGTTGGAACAGTTTCAGCCGAAGCCTCAACCGTTGGGATTACTTGTGACATGGATTCCTCCTCGGAAATGTCTTGGGGTTGGGGTTCGACAACTTCTTCTTCTGACTCTTCGTCAGGCTGGGAAGCAGCGATTTCTGTGATGACCGCATCTGCAAAAGCAGGCTGTGCGACCAACGAGATTTCTACGAGGTTTGCCTTGGAGACAACCATCGTTCCGTCTTTGTCGTATTTGAATTTGACGGGGATTGCGCCGACACTTACGGAGTCGTAAGCGCCAGCCTTAATGAGTTCAATGGCCTCATCGGATGCGCGAGTCTTAGCAAACTTTGCTGTAAACAAAAGACCCTCTTCGGCTTCAACGAGTTCGGTGACAACACCACGCAGCTGCGTCATGTCGTGACCCTCAAGAAGTTTTGGTGCCTTAGCGTTTACATCGAAAGCGCCACGCTTAAACATGACTGACTCACCCGAGGAAACTGCCGCTGGAGTGTCCCAAGGAACAGCCACACCCGTAATGGATCGGGGGCTGTCCTCGCCAGCGGCAGCGTCCAAGGTGACAGGCACAGCTACAAACTCAATCTTCACAATTCATCATCCGTTTCATTGTTAGGCATTC